AGCAAACTTGCCCCTCTTTTGTTCACCATTAATGTCCATATATTCAAACTCAATCATCTTTGGCCTTTTGAGATTCAAGAATAAATGTGGATAAGTTAAACACCCCTCAACAAAGAATTCAGTTTCTTCAGATTCCCAAATGATTTTAGGATTGAAGTAAATCTCAACATTTCCATCTTTCAAGTCTGTGTACATAACGAATGCACGAATAGATAGCCCACATTGATTCGCAGACAATCCAATACCACGCATAGCAGACATAGTACCTTTTAGATTATCATATAATTCTTGTGGTGTCAAGTCATATTTTGTTTTAATATCATCAAATGTTATATCAGGCAGTTTCACATTTAGTGATGGACTTTCTGCCTCAATTAGTTTATATATCATGTTCTGCCCCAAAATTCGATAGGTTTCACCATATCTGTGTTGTCGAATAGATACCAACAGCAATTGTCTTTACCAACGCTACTGCTACCCTCAATCCACTTTACTCTTCCTATACTAACAACTTTTTTTAGTTTTGTCAAGAAGGGAATTGATTGTTTTGTATGCATCCAATCTGAATCAAAAAGAAACCATGTAGGAGCAATATTAGAAAAATGTTCTATCATTGGATGGAGTATCTTACGATTCCAAGGTGGATTTGTAATAATGTATTGTGCCTTTGCATTTACATCAAAACAATCCATTTCCATTATTTCGTCAGACTGTGGTTCAATATCAGATGCATGAATGCACATTCCATTATGCAACCCCAAGTGGTCAATCAATCTACCGTCACCAGCACATGGCTCAACAAAGGTAAATGGTTTTTGTGGTAGATGTGCAATAAGAGGCGCAACTGCCGAATATGGTGTTGGATAGAAATCTCTTTCTATTCTTTCAAAATCACTTCTTTTTCCCATTATCTTCCTCATAAAGAATCAGTGCAATAAGAGCATAGTTTGCCATGTCAACCAAAGTGTCCTTGATACTTTCGTCCTTTACCTCTAGGCGTTCTTTTCTTGCGAACCCCATGATACGACTAAACTTGTCGCTGATACGAACTGCAACACCTTTCCATGCTGGAATACCAGCAATCTCACAGTGTCTAAAGTTTGCAAACACATCTTCCGTACTTGCATAGTCGTGACGTTTTGCGTCATGTGTTATTTTCATTTCTTCTAGTAATTCATAAAATCGTTCACTTTGTTTCATATTATGCCACCTTTGAGAAGTTCTTCTCTTTTTTGAATTGGATAACGCTTCTGAATTTATCAAACAACATATCCTGTTTATGGGAAATAACGAATACATTCTGATCACTGAACGTATTCAAGATTTTGAGGAAATCATCTGTACCAGTACCATCCAAAGATGAATCAAAGATTTCATCAAGAATGAGTAGATTAGTATTGGTTGAGTTCTTCATCTTTGCGACAGCTCTCCATGTAAAGAGTAGTGCCAAGTCGATACGCATCTTCTCACCTTCAGAGAATGATGCATAAGAAAACTCATCACGAAAACGTGACTTGATAGTTTCTTGAAAGTTTTCGTCAATATTAAAGTTGACAAAGAAATCCATAGAACTGAGATATGTATTTACCAACTTGTTCATAATTGGCAAATATTGTTTTACAATCTTAGTTTTAATACCACTGTCTTGTAAAAGATTTCGTGCTACATCAATATAGAATCTATCCTCGTTTAACTTAGACTTTTGTTCATTGATGTATTTAATTTTACCTTTGAGTTCATCAAGTTTAGATTTATCATCTTCTGATATAGAACCAGCTTCATAAGCCTCAATGTCTTTCTGCAACTTGACATTAAACTTTTCTAGTTCAATAATAGAGGAACGAATCTTTGCAATCTCAACATCATGCTGACGAATGGTTTCAAGGTCGATTAAGATTGTGTTGAGTCTGTCTTGTTCGGCACGTTCAAGGGTTTTGCAACTGTCGATTGCTGTGTCGAGTTCTCCGATTTTTGTAGTGCGAAGTTCTGTCTGCGTCTGCTTTGTTGCAGTCGTAATTGATTGTTCGCAAGTCGGACATTCATCGTTGTTCTGGAAGAATTGGATTTGACGGTCATGTTCTGCCTTTCTGTTTTGAAGTGCGGCTTCAGTTTGACTTAGTTTTTTAAGTTTCTGTTCAGTCTTTATTTTTATCTCTGCATCAAAAGATAAATCACTTTTATCTTTCTCAAATGATTTAATTTCTTCTTTTCTAGAATTGATAGTAGAGTTATTATCAGAAATCTTTTGTTTGTTTTCTGTAATGATAACAGATTTATTATCAACTACATTTTTAATAAACTTTTCCTGTAAAGTAATTTTTTCACTAGTCAAATCATACTGATATTCAACATTACGAATCTCTTCATTCAATTCTTTGTTCTTGTTCTTGAGCAAGAAGTTCATCAAAGAAAATACTTTGATATCTAGAATATCTTCAACAACCTCACGGCGTGCCTTTGTAGACAACTGCATGAATGGAACAAAGGTAGAAGAACCTAGAATAACAACCTGTGTAAAAGAACGATAGTTTAATCCCAAAATCTGTTGTTCTAGATGTTTCTGATAATCACGAGCATTCGCATCTTGATTAATCATGTTATCATTAACGTATACTTCAAACTTATTAGGTTTGATGCCACGAATAACCTTTACATTTTTACCACCAACAATAAACTCAACTTCAACAATAGAAGCACTACCATTAACTGAATTAACAAGTTGTGATTTTGAGATGTTACGAAATGGTTTATTAAATAGGCCAAAACAAAGTGCATCAAGAATGGTTGACTTTCCTGCTCCGTTTTCGCCAATGATCAAAGTAGTTGGACTTCTATCCAACTGTATTTCTGTAAAATTATTGCCAGTAGAAAGAAAGTTCTTCCAGCGTACATATTTAAAAGTAATCACAGTTCTAGGTCACTCGCTTCTACATACAACGACTTCATCATATTAGTCAATCGTTTTTTATCTAAGTCAACATCAAGTTCATCAATGTAACGCTCAATCAAAGTCATGTTATCTTCTGCATTCTCAATGATTGCATCATCAACATTCTCTGCATCAAGTTCACTAAAGTCCTCAACAATCTTTACCTCATGGGCACCAGATTCATTCAAAACTCTGTCAATAAACCTATCGAACTGATAAAAGTCCTTTTTATTAACAACGATTATTTTAACAAACTTTTCCTTCAATGTCAATACATTAAAATCAGAATAATTTGTTGTTGAATCATCATAGTAGATTTTTTCAAAGATTGTGTATGGATTAATAATACGATCTAGTTCTCTCGTATTTGTGTCAAAGATATGGAAACCCTTTGGGCAACCATCATCACTCCAAGTCATTTGATAGGTGTTACCAAGATAATAAACATGGCCATCGTCAGACTTCTTGTGAAAGTGTCCAGAGAATACAGTATCAAACTTTCTTAGAAAATCTTTATCATATCCACTTTCTGAAAAATGTCCAGCGTGCATCTCAAAACCATTGATTTCAAAATGCCCCATACAAATCTGTGCAGAAGTCATTTCAATACTTCTCATAGACTGTTCATAGTTTTCAGTACAAATCCATGGCATAAAGTGAATACCAGTACCATCAAACTCTTCAGTAAGAGGTGCATCATAACAATGAATGTTAGGATATTTCTCCTCGCCTGGGCCACCTAACAGTTCGTATAATGAGTTTATTTCATTGGTGTTTTTATAGTAGGTGTCGTGATTCCCTGCCATAATATGGACAGTGATACCTCTATCAACAAAAGGTTTGATAAACCTTTCACGCAAGTCTTTTGCAATCTTATATGAAACAAACTTACGTCTGTCCATAAGGTCGCCCAAATGAATAACCGTTTTAATGTTGTGTTCATCTAAGTAAGGAAAGAAAATCTCTTCCCAAAACTTATAGAAGTATTCATTAAATGCTAAACTATCATTACGGGCGCCAAAGTGAGTATCAGTTATCAGCGCTATTTTCATTTATCTCTTCACCATCGTCATCATAAAATTTTTCAAGGCCTTTTGGTTCACTCTTCTTTTTCTTCTTAGGTTTATATACATCTTCAGCTGGTAGAAAATTCTTCTGTAGATAATCAACAAACTGTCCTTGTTCCATATCTTCTCCAACTGCAAGAACATCAACACTCATGTTCTCAATTATTTTGTGTCTGATATGTTGTTGTTTCTTTTCTTTTTGTATCCTACGAATAAAGGCGTAGTAAATAATTTGTGTGAAATACGCAAAAGGATTGTTTGATTTATCTGGATTGAAGTTGCTACAATACTGTAGACAGTTTTCAATACCATCAGAAATCATTTCTTCTCTATAGGTGTAATTGATAAAATTTGGTCGGTAAGAAAGGTGGTTTGCAATTTTCAAGAAGCATTCGCCGATATAATTAGTCACTGGTGGTTGTGGTTCACCTAGTTCCTCAGCCTCTTTGCAACGCTCTTTCCATTCTTTCATTGCTTCTAGGAACTGTGCATTATTGACATAATGCGCTCCTTTTGGTTTTTTAGCCATAATAACTCCACATATATTGTCGCTTAAAGTGCGATTAATAGATACATCATACTATATCTTGATTCAGATGTCAAGAGAAAAATAATTATAAAAATCTATTGACTTTCTCTTGACAAGAGGGTATATTTACTATGCTGGGTTTGAGAATGAATAGATCTAATGTATAAGCTTAGAGTCTGGACTACCAAACTCCTCATCCCATTGTTCCTCAACAATATCATCTAATTCTCTATTGGTGGGAGCTCCAGTTAATACATCTTCATCCTCCAATCTAGATTTACTAACACAATACTCATAAAACTTTGATAACCCATAAGAGGCCTCAGTAAGTACGATGATTTGAGACTTGGGGATATCATATGTGTTGGTTTTAGCAAAGTGAATCCACCTTTGTAAAGACAAGGCTTCTTCTATACCATTTCTTGTTGCTTTTGGATATGAATTTAATTTCATAGGAGAGGTTACACTAAGATAGGGTGAATCTAAAGACTGAACAACATCACAAATAATCTCTTCACCACTAGACAGCTTTAGTATTTTTATATTATTTTCTGTCATTTTAGTTTTATCCTTTTAATTTCATAATCAAATTGCTCTTCATTATAGATATTTATTCGTTCCATGAAATGGTTAATTGTAAAGTTTCTTTTTGATTTATAGGTGAGGTCATCAGCAATATCAAAGAGGATAGCGGAATCCTTAGTTTCACTCCTACGCAATCCACGGCCAATTGATTGCAAGGTACGAACTCTGGACTTACTTGGACTTGAGAACACGATGTTGTGAAG